AAGAATTTAAAAATAGGTTTAGGTGAAGATGCTCAATCATGGAATGATTATGCTACTGAACGAAAAGAGCTTAAAGACTTTAATAAAATTTCAGTTGGTTTAGAAAAAGATAAAGCTTTTCAAGCTGAAGGAAACTATTTAAAAAATAAAGGCCTTAATTATTATCGAACACAAATATTTCCAAATAGACCTTTTGCTGGTGAGTTAGGTGAAAATTTTCAAGAAGCTTATTCTAGTATTCCTGATTTCGCTAAAGCTGTTGATGATTTTGTTGTTGATTATGAATTAAGAGAACGAGCAAAATTTAATGAGTACAGAAATAATAAATTTGTAAGTAGTTCTACTTTTTCAGATATTTCTACAGAAACAAGAAGACGATTTGCTGAAGAATTGGCAGAGGCTGAAGCTATGCCTAGAACTGTTTTTGGAGCTATGTCTAATTTTCTTAAAGATAAATTTGGAAATAGTAATGCTGCAATTATAGAAGCTGATGCAGCTTTGCAAGATAGCCCTTACTTAGAAGAAAAAAAACAAAATAATGAAATACATAATAATGTTATTAATAATGAAAGACAAAAAATAAAAAAACTTTATAAGAAAGATGGTAATTTTATTTCTTATCGCCCACCTCAAAAAGATTTTAATAGAGAAAGAGTAGATGTTAATATTTCCAGTAAAACTGCAGATGATGTTAGACAAGGTTTTGAAAAATTAGGAAGGAATAATTTATATAAAGATATGAAATTTAATTTCTTACCTACCTCTGGTATAACTGCAGATACAAATGGAGGACTTAATATAGAAAGTGAAAGGCTCGTTAGAGAAAATAAGAAATTTTTTGATGAAAGTAAATTGGATAAAGCAATATTAGAAAGATTTGATAAAACTACAGGAGAATATATGCCTGTAAAAGGTAGTATTAAAAGTGAAATTGCACAAATAGTTGGAAGGTTAAAGGGAGCATATTCAGATGAATTTGAAAAAGTAAGAGGTGTTGTTCCTACTAATGAAGATTTAACTTTTCAAGTTGTAAATTCTTTAACTGAAACTGGACATTTAACTTATAATAGTAACAATGGAACTTATGTTTTAAAATCTCCAAGAGCTGATTTAAATTTACCTCAATTAAGTAATTCTCAATTTGCTAGTTTATATGAAAAAGGTAGCGAATCGAATGTTTTTAATTTTCTTATATCTCAAAGTGCTCGACAAGAAATGGATGTAGCTCCATCTGCAGAAGAATTTTTTAATCAATATAAAGAAGATACTATTGCAGGAATAAAACAATCTTTAGCTAGAGAATCTTTAACATCAAATCAAACTGATAATGCATTTAATGTTATACAACAATTACAAGATACTAGTAATCAACAACAAGAAGCCTTATTATTTTTAATTAATCCACCAGAAGAATATGAAGGTGAACAAGTTAAATTAGGTAATAATATAGTAGTAGCAGGTCAGCTATCAAAAGATAACGCTTTAAAATTAATTGAACGTCAAGAAGAAGTATTTAATGATGGTAATAAAATTGATGTTTTAAGAAATGTATTTGATAGTAAATATCCTGAAGATGAAAATATTTCTTTTTCTGTTCCCGATGTTGAAGTTGAATTAGAAGAAAATTTATTTAATGCAGATATGGAAGCATTAGGTCTTAATAATCTTGTTAGTAGAAGACGAAGAGTTGGTTCTCCTGAAGCTATATTATACTCACAAAAAGTTGGTTTAAAAAGAGCAATAAATAATTATGAAAGTTTATTACAAAAAACTGAAAACTTGATGGTATTACAAAGGTCAGGAAGAAACAAAAGTTCTTCCACAGCAAATTCAATGGTATTACAAAGGTCAGAAGATAGAGTTGTTGAAAAAGCAAGAAATTTATTTGAATTTAATGAAAGTGTAAGTAATGATGATATTTTAGAATTTTTATTAAATCCAAACGATAATCAAGATTTTTTAGTTGAACCTAATCAAATAGAAGAAACTGTAGACATAAAAAAATCTCAAGAAGATAATCAACTTTCTTATTTCGATAAAGCTTTTAATTTTATTGCTCAAAATGAAAACGCAAAATTATATAATCAATATTTAGCAGGAGAAAATCCAACTGTAACTTCTTCTATACCAATAAAAAATGACCCTGATACTATAGCATTTGGTAGAACATCAAATGTAGATAAAGATACTACAAGTGACTTAAATACAGAGGTTAAATTAACAAAAGAAGCAATTAAAGTTGCTGATAAAGAAATTAGAAAAAGTATAGGTGATAAAGTTTTTGAAGATTTAAATGACAATCAAAAAGTTTCTTTACTCGATTTAGTTTATAATGTTGGTATAACAAAATTTAATAAAAGTAAAGCAAAAACAGCTTTAATTGAAGGGGATATGGATGAATTTATATTACAAGCTTTTGACTCTGAAATAGGTTTTGTTAGAAAAGATGGTGAAATAGTACCGGGATTACAAAATAGAAGAGCTAGAAACAGAGATTTATTTTTACTAAATTAATTATGGCACAAGAAAATCAATTAGATTATTTTATAGGTGATAATTTATCATCTAATGATACAACTATTAAATCAATTAAAAGTTCATTACCACAATCCACATTAACAGATAATTATAGTATAACTCAACTTCAAAATGACCCTGAATTTTCTTTTAGAGCTAATAGATTTTTAAAACAAATAGGTCGTAATGAAAATATAGTAGAATATTTAAGAGATGGTGATTATAGTTTAAGTTCAGCTATTAGTAGGACACAAGAAATAGGTGATTGGAATAAAGTAGCTCAAGAAGATTATGTTTATTTAAGAGATAAATATTCAAAGGCTAACTTAAAAGGAGCTAAAGAGTGGGCTGGATTTGCTAAAGATATGGCTATTGATGTAGTTGCTGACCCTTTAAATGTTGTTACTGCTTTATTTGCTATTCCTTCTATGGGTACATCTGTAGCTGCTAGAACTGCTGCAGGTGAAGTAGCTAGACAAGGTCTAAAAAAATATACCTTATCTCAATTAACTAATGTTGCTGCAAAGGCTGCTAAAAAACCAGCTATTTTTGGTGCTGCTGAAGGCTCTGCATGGAATGGAGCTCATAATTATTTTGTTCAAAATCAAGATATAAAATTAGATATACAACCCGATATGGATTGGAAACAAGTTGGAGTTAGTGGTATTGTTGGTGGATTAGCTGGAGGAGTTTTAGGTGGAGCTTTAGGTGCTTTTGGAGGCTATAGATATTTAAATAAAATGATGAAGTATGCTGATGAACAAGATATTACTCGAATGAGTAAAAAAACTGCATTAGAAATTGTTGATGATTATGAAATAGATGAAGCCTTTACCCCACAAAAAGCAGAAGACTTAAATACTACTCAAAGTTTTTTAGATAAGGCAGTAGGTGGATTATTTGGTAAATCAACAACACAATTTAAACAACAAGCTAAATCTTCAGAAACTTTAACTAAATTATTAAAATTATTTAGGTATGATTTTGGCACATCTGTTTTTGGTAAAGATGCTCAAAAAGTTTTACAAAAAAGCTATGGTGAAGCTAAAGCAAGACGAATAGGTTATTATTTAGCTAGACTTGATAGGTCTTTAAATAAATTGTATAGACGTGGCTGGTCTGGTAAATTAGATGAAGAAGATGATTTAGCATTAAAATATTATTTAAGAGACCCTAGAGCAAAAAAATATATTAATGCTCAAAATGAAAAAGTTGTGATTCCTGAAAGAATTAGGATAGCAGGAAAAGAAATTGTAGAGTTAAATAATAAATTATGGGATGAAGGCTATCAAGTTAAACTATTTAATGATAATCAAAAAGTTAAAAATTATTTTCCAAGAATGTTTAATTATGAATACTTAAAAAATAATCAAGAATCTTTTAAAGACTTACTAGTAAAATATAAACAAGTATCAAATAGAACAGAAGGTCAACAAGTTATAGATGATATGCTTAATCAAAAATTTGCTCCTTTTGAAAGTGTAGGAGCTTCTGGTTCATCTTCTGGCTATTTTAAAAGTCGTATCTTTGATAAAATTCCTGACAACGAGTTAAATCCATTTACAGAACAAAGTGCTGAATCAGTTTTAAGACAATATTATACCGGAGCTAGTCAAGCTATTACCAGAGCACAATTTTTTGGTAGGAATGTTTCTGATTTTAATAAAAGATTTTTTGAAGGTAAAAATGGAATAGTGCAACAATTAAAAGATTCAGGTATGAAAGAAGCTGATATTAGTAAAGTTGTAAATAAAGTCACCGATTTATACAAAAAAGTAACTGGATTAGAATATCAAGGACTAACTGGTAAAGTAGCAAATATATCTAGTTGGGGTAGATTATTCCAACAAATGGCTCACCTACCTTTAGCTACTATTTCTAGTTTATCAGAACCAGTTATTTTAATGCAAAGAGCAGGATTAGCAGACTCACCTAATTCTTTTAGAGATATGGCCGGTGCTTTGGGTAAAAATTTTATAAGAGAAATTGATAGAGGAATAGAAACTATAAGAAGAGGTGTTGGTGGTAAATCAAAACGAGGCATAAAAGACTTAGATGATGATGAATGGTTTGAAATATATGAAACTGGATTAGCTTTAGAACAAGCAGTGTTAGATAGATTAGAAGGTTTAACAGGAGATGCTTTAACAACTGGTTGGTCTAAAAAGGGACAAAATATTTTTTTTAAATTAAATTTATTGGACCAGTGGACACGAACTGTGCAACTTGCTTCTTTCACTACTGGTAAAAGAGCTATAACTAGAAACTCTCAGAGACTCTATGAGCATTTTAGCGGAATTAAAAAACTTAGTCAAGCTCAAAGAAAATACTTTGAAGGACAATTAAATGAATTAGGTGTTAATCCAACTAAAGCTAGAAAATGGTATGAAAACTCTTTAGATGATAATTTTCAATTTAATATTAATAAAGCTAAAGAAAAAATAGTTGATGGTAAAAATAATGCCACACAAGCAGAGTTTTATAGAGAATCTGTTTTAGGTGGAGCAAACAGGTTTGTAAAAGAAGTTATTCTTAATCCTAGTACAGCAGAAGCTAACAGACCTTTATGGTTTTCAAGTGGCTATGGTCAAATTTTAATGCAATTTGCTGGTTACCCTACAGTATTTACAAACACAGTTTTAAAAAGATTTGCTAAAGATTCTGGTATTGCTGATGTATTTAAAGGTAATTTTAGAAGGTCTGGTGTTGTTGCTCCAAGAACATTAGGAACTGCTGTAACAATGACTGCGGTAGCTGTTTTAGGTGATTATATTAGAAGTAGAGGTAAAAGTGTAGGAGAAGATAATTTAAATTTTAGTCAGTTAGCTAAAGGTAAGGGACTAGGTGAAGTTTCTCGACAAATAAAAGAACTCGGTTTAAATATTAAACAGAAAGGACCTATTGGTATATTTTCTCCGGAAACTATGGAAGATAGTCAAATAATTTATAATGCATGGCGAAGATGGGGCGGTTTTGGACCTCTTGATTATGGTTCTAGATTTGCAAAAGAAATTAATTATAATGAAAATTTAGTTACAGCTATACCTAAATCATTTTTAGGTCCTTTGCCTCAAGATGTTTTTGATGAAATTAGATATGGTAGTGGTCCTTTTGGTTTAGCTGGTAGAAATCTTCCGGGTATATCTTCTTATGATTTTTTATTTGGCGAAGGAACTAGTGATTCAATTAAAGAAGGTGCAAGAAAATTAGACGAAGATTTAAAAGATTATTTATTTGAAGATGGTAGAAGTGGCTTTACTTCTGGAGGATTAGTCAAAGGAATAATTGATGTTCCTAACACTTCCGAAGACCCAGCAGACCGCAATAATCCTTACACTGATGAATCATATTCAGGTAAATCAGCTTTAGAAAAACAGCTTGAAGAATTAAATTTACCTAAATAATGCTCTTATATACAGAGGAACAATTAGAACAAGCTTGGTATGTTAATTGTAAGGTAAGAACAAATCTTGGTTTACCTTGGTATACGATAGAAGAATATAGACCTGTCTATGAAGCTGAAATGGAAGAGTTTATGT